TTTGGATTTGGCTTGACTGACGCGGATCTCAATCCGCGCCAACTCGCCATCCTCGGCGCCCTGGGTTCTACCCAGGGGCACCGTGGGAACTAATCCAGTTTCCACGTATGAAGCGGTCACTCCTGTTCTCACAGGTTCAGCCCGCCAACCAAAGGAGTTCCCTCCATGGCATTCGCAGATCCTCAGAGCGTGACGATTAACCTCGTCGCTCAGACGCTGCCACGTACTTCGTCCGGTGTGAACACCGGTAGCTTCACGAAGGACGACGGTAACGTCAAGCTCGAAGTCAGCCACCAGTACGGCAAGCGTAACCGCCGTGCTATTAAGCTGACCCACCGCAAGATTGCGGCGGATCCGCTCATCAGCAGCCAGTCGATCCTTTACTCCATGTCGACGACTCTCGTTGTCGACACCCCTGTGACGGGTTATACCGTCACGGAGGCTAAGCAGATCGTGGACGCCCTTACGGCGTACCTCACTGCTTCTACAGGAGCTCGGGTCACTCAGCTGCTCGGTGGCGAGAACTGATTCATCCCCTCGTGGGATGTTTTGGCTCTCGGTTCGTCATGGCAGGACCGTAGCTACTCCATCAGGAGGGCACGTGAAAAGCCTGACAGAACTCTGGAAAAGAGTCCTAACAGAACTGGGGACTCAGTGCGCAGTCAGCACCACTCGTGATCTACAAACAGTCACGAGTCGGATCGAACACGAGGGGCTATCGTTCCTAACGATAACCCTACCCGCCTTCGGAAAAGACTTCCAAAAAAGTCTTGACCTCGGCTGGGTCGCTCACGACCGTTTCGCTGGATTTAAGCGACACGGCGGTCTCCCCCGATTTCTCGGAGGTTTCCTTGAGCGTGTGTTCGACCGCGGTACTGGTCGTCTGCTCGAATTTCCCTGTGTGGATTCCATCTTCGCCATCCGTCAGCTCACGCTGATGATGGAGAAGATCGAGATGGATTGCTCCTCGGAGCGCAACTCTCGCGCCATACAGAGATATCTCGAGTGTGAGTCGGATGTCCGTGAGACCGATCGTACCATCTCTCCTGACCTCCTATCGGAGTTCAAGAGGATGTCGGTTCTCCTTTTCGGGGATGTGCTATCTCACCTTGATCGACTTGTCGATCGTGGTGAGCTGCAACCCCGTCACGGTCCTGGAGCCACAGCTGATCGACTTCGCGGAAACGCGAAATTCGATCTCGCTGAATGGACCACCAGGATGGAATACATATTCCCTTACGGGGAGTATGCGCTTCCTTCGTGGCGATACTACTATCGCCTCGAACGTGTGGACTTCCGCGAACCTGGACGCGAGCGACCCGTCAGGGTCACTCTTGTTCCTAAGACGCTGAAAACGCCTCGCATCATCGCCATTGAGCCAACCTGCATGCAGTACATGCAGCAGGCACTCATGGAGAAAATGGTCGAGTCGCTCGAAACTGATGTAACTGTTTCGGGCATGGTTGGCTTTCTTGACCAGTCCATTAACCAGGACATGGCCAAGAAGGGTTCCGAGGATCGGAGTCTTGCGACTCTTGACCTCTCGGAAGCTTCCGACCGCGTTTCCAATCAGCATGTACGGCTCCTTTGCAAAGGCTTTCCTCATCTCGATGAGGCAGTCCAGGCAACCCGGAGTCGGAAGGCTGATGTGCCTGGCAAGGGGATAATTCGCCTTGCCAAGTTCGCGTCTATGGGTTCTGCGCTCTGCTTCCCCGTGGAAGCTATGGTCTTCACGACTATAGCCTTTCTGGGGATCCAGGAAGCGCACAGACGCCGGTTGACCAGGTACGATATCAAATCGTATTCTGGTCGGGTGCGGGTCTACGGCGACGATATAATCGTCCCAGTAGAAACGCTGCAGAGCGTCATCGCCTTCCTTGAAGCTTTTGGGCTCAAGGTAAATGGCGACAAGACTTTCGGGTCGGGAAGATTCCGAGAGTCTTGTGGAAGGGATTACTATGATGGCGTGGACGTTACTCCAGTCCGTGTCCGTCAAGTTCTTCCTTCCAGTCGCTCAGCCGTTCGTGAGGTGATCTCAGTCGTCTCGCTCCGCAACCGCCTGTACGAGCGCGGATTGTGGCAGACGGCTGCCTGGCTAGACCCACGGATATCTCGTCTCTTGCGAGGCAAGTATCCGCGTGTGGCAGCCAGTTCGCCTGTGCTTGGGAGACTGAGTTTTCTCGGGTACTATACCGAGAAGTCTCACGTTTCATTGCATAGTCCTCGCGTCGAGGGCTATGTGATCACCGCTCCATCACCACGATCGCTCGTGAGTGGTGAAGGTGCCTTGCTCAAATGGTTCCTGAAGCGCGGCAACGAGCCATTTGCCGACAGGGATCATCTCGAACGTGCAGGACGTCCGGATGCCGTCAGCATCAAGCTCCGGTGGGCCTCTCCGTTTTAGGCGGAGAGGTGGGACTTGGTCCCGTTGGGGAGCCTAAAGCTCTCCCATGGAGCGATAGCACCA